ATGGGCCTGTCTCCACCAAGGATACCGCAACCTGCGTCATGGCCTCGGAGAGCTTCTGCGTCTCCTTCAGGGCCTCGGCCCGGGCGGCGCGCTGAAGCACGTCGCTGGCTGCGATCTTCTCTTCGACTGATCGGACGATCGCGTTCGTGTCAATGGACTGCTCGAGAGTGATGGTCGCCTTAGGGCCCCACTCGGACTTGTTACCGGCCCGGTCGTAGGCGCGCAGGCACACCTCGTAGTCCCTGATCTCCAGGCCCGCAATGGAGGTGCGCTGCATGGGGGTAATCATGTCCGCGAACTTCGCCGGAGGGCGCCCAGGGTGCTGCACAGACACCTCAACGCCAGCGAAGTCGGCAGGCATGTTCTGTCCGTTCTGGCCCGCGTAGTCCCACCATACCTGGAGCACGCCGAGAGACTGTGACAGGACCGGGCGAGAAGGGACTGGCGGCGGCTCCCTGTCGGACTCGGTAGTCAAGATCAACGGCTGCGACCAAGCACCAGTGGCGTTAGCGCTCTGAGCTCGCACCGAGAATCGGTACTCCGTCCCCGGGAGCAGGGGGCCCACGGTGGCCTTCGTCGTGTCGGCGCCGCGTATAACCATGGAGCCCGCGACGCTTGTCCCGAACATGGACAGCTGCCATGCGACCTCATAGGAGACCACATCGACAGCATTGCCGAGGGTGTCGGTCTCGACGCGCCCCCACTGGAGGTCCACGAGGGCGCGCACCCACCCCTCTGAGTTGGTGACGGCGCGACTAGAGCCGACCAGCCCCTGCGGAGGGAGCGGCCAATACTTGGATGCCGGAGTCGAGGGGCGCACACCGCTACCCGACGTGGAGGCGAGACCCACGATGCCCTTCGTGCGCTTCGTAAGGCGCCCCAGGAGGCTATCCAAGACGGTCCCGAAGGTGGTGTGGCCGACGACCATGCCGTCCTTCTGGGTGACGCTGATCTGGGCGACCTGCAGGCGCTCCATGCCCTCGGCGCGCTCCACCATGATCCAGTCGCCGAGCCGGTAGTCAACCCACGGGAGGAGGTGTACATCGGTGGCGGCCCACTCGCGTTTGATCTCCTCGCTCACGTGCGCCCCGGACTTGAGGGTAGCCTCGGCGACCATGCGGGCCGTGGATTCGAGCTCCACGCCACCTGCCTCCACGACCTTCTCGACGCGGCGCATGCTGCGGGGGGCCAGGTCGTTGTGGATGAGCCAGGTCCTCCCGGCCTCGCCCTTCACAAGGACGTCGGTGCACATGTCCGCCCAGGTGGCTACCTCGGGTGCGCCAGTGAGGGTGGTTGCGAGGGGCCACCGCTTCGATGAAGTGAGGTCCCTTGCCTGCGTGGTGTCGGCGTTGTAGAGCTTCAGGGTGCGGCCCTGCCACACCGTATCGATCATGCCGAGGTCACGGAGGGAGTCTACGATCTGGAGGAGGCTGATCGTGGGGTCGAAGTAGAGGGTGACGATCTTCGCCCAGTCCTGATTGGCGGAGTCCTTCACGGTGTTGGCGTCCAGGGTGAGGCCCGCGCCCCAGCCGCGCTTGACGGCATTCTGCCAGACTGTGCTGATGATTACCCCCGCGTTGCGGGACAGGAACTTGAACTTTCCGTCCTTGTCCTTCGACTCGATAGGGACGGACCAGACAAGAGCTTCCTTCAGGTAGTCGCTGATGTGGATGGCCTGCACCTTGCGGGAGTCGGTGCCGTCGGAGACAAGGTTGTGCTCAGTCTTCTGGGTGATGAACCGGGCGTCGGGCAGCTCTTCCCAGTCCGCGCCGTTGAAGGTGGCCTCCACAGCCACCTCAACCTCACGTTCGAGGACGCTACCCCGGATGGCGTTAGGGCCTGGAGCGTAGGACATGGACAGAGTGGGGGTCTTACCGTGCGGCGTAGTGACCGTCATCTCCAAGATGTCAGGGACGACACCAATGCGGGCACCCTGCACCTCGTAGGCGACGGCGCGCAGCTGCATGCCGGGGAAGTAGTCGCGGCGCATCAGTAGGCCCTCCTCGCCTGGATAGCCCCCGTGGTCCCGGTGACCTGGAGGACGATCTTGCCCTCATGGTTGGGGGTGAGCTGGAGCCCCTCGGGGGACATGCTGATCTCGGCGGACGCATTGAATGCCCCATTGATCGGGTACCAGCGCTCGGACACCTGCCGCCAGGCGGAGTACTTGCCGACATCGATGAGGAGTCTCTGGTCGGACTCCATGGTGCCCCGCCAGGTGAGGCTGGTGCCGGAGGTCACGTCCTTGATGGTGACCGTGTTGGCGGTCGGCTTGAGCTTCAGGACGACATCGGAGATCGGGGCCGCACCACCGGCGAGTCGAGACAGGTCATCCAGTTGGGTCTCGATTGTCGTGGTGTCACGCCAGACACCCTCAACGGCCTCGAAGACGACCGTCGTGTCGATGACCCACTCCCCATACCGCCACGATGGCTGGGACACGCTCACGAGCCGCACGAGCGCCTCCCTGGGGCTAACGCCAGCCGGGTGGTGCTGCAGGGTGGCCAGCTTGTTCGAGGCCCGCAGGCGAGCCATGAGCGCCTGGAAGTTGCGATCCAGGTCCGCCCGGTCCACACCCTCAACCATGAACGCCACCGTCACCTTGAAGGTACCAACCTTCTGGCCCGCCCCGTCAATGATGCCACTGCGGAACGGCACCTCCGTGGACTCAAGGCGCGGGGAGGGGACCGCAGGGAGGAGGGTCCCCTCCATAACGCGCCACTTCCCCGGCTGGTCCAGGTCGACGCCGTTCAGGCTGTACTCGCTACTCATGCCACCATCCTAGATGCTCGATGCGAGACGGATGCCGTCGGCCACGTCATCGCGGGTCTTCGAATCCCGCTGCGCCTGTGGGTAGTTGTTCACGATCGTCACCGAGCCGCCCGGACGCCGCCCCTGATCGCCCTGGAGAGTGGAGGATGCGATCGCGTTAAGACGATCCTTGGAGGGCTTCGTCTTCTCGAACGAGGTAGACACGGACGCTGCAATATGCGGGGCCACGTCCTTCTGAAGGTCCTCCGTGAACCCCTGGAGGGACTTACGCACAGCCCCATACTGAGACTCAAGCCCGTTGATGAAGCCCTGCATAACCAGCTGACCAGCATCCTTCAGGATCACGCGGTCAACGGGAGCTGGCCCCTTCCATGACGGGAGATACGAAGTCAGTGACGAGAGCTTGTTCTGGACTGCCGAGAACATGGAGCTGAGGCCGTTAATGAAGCCCTGAATCACGTTCCTACCGGCATTCCATAGCCAGGACCCGGCGCCGGCGAAGACGTTCCGAATGCTGTTGGGAATGTTGCGCACAGTGTTCAGCATGTTATTCGTCCACGACGCCACCGTGCTCACGATCCCGCTCCACATGGAGGACGTGATGCTATTGACAGCCGACCAGCCGTTGCTGATGAGGCTGCGGACCCAGCTGAGGGCGCTAGAGACGGTGGAGGTGATCGAGTTCCACACGCCCTTGATGGTGTTCAACACGGAGTTCCAGGCCGTGGAGGACATCGACATTATCTGGTTGCCGAAGATGCCGAACTGGCCCTTGATGAGGTTCCAGATACCCTCCCCGATCGTCTTGATGCCGTTCCAGGCCCCAGACCAGTCACCCTGAATGACGGCGAGGACCGTCTGGAGGACACCCTTGATGATCTGGATGGCGCCCGTCACCGTAGACATGATCCCATTCCATGCCGCCATCACCAGGGGCATGAGCCACTGCATAACCTTCCCCACCAACTGGATCGCCGGGATCAGGGCGGACGCCAGCTGCTGAACCAAAGCAACGATCGGCGGCAGAATCTGCGGAAGGTACTCAGAGATGATCGGAGCCAGCTGGGCAATAATCTCAGAGATCACCGGAACCAGCGCCTGGATCACCGGAAGTAGGGCGGCACCCAACTGCTCGATCACCGGGACGAGGATCGGCACCAGCTGCTGGAAGATCGGAGCCAGGCCCTCAACCAGCTGCGCCACCAGAGGGGCGATCGCCTCCAGCAGAGTGCCCGCGACGGTGGCGATCGCGCCGAACGCCTCACCCAGGGCAGGCATAGCGGGGGCGAGCGCCTGCACAGCCACCAGGAGGCTGTTGAAGAAGTTCGCCAACCCATCCTGGAACGCCGGATTCTCGAGAGCTGTAGCGAGCCCAGTGAGCGCCGTGCGGAGCGTCTCACCAATCAGGGGAAGCACCACGCCTAGGGTCGGCTCGAGAGACACGAACGCCTCACCAAGCTTACCGACCCCCTGGAACGCCGAACTGGCGGCCCGCCCCATGGAGGAGAACAGGTTCGTGAGAGTCGCCTGGAACAGGGGGCCATTCACGGCCTTGTTCGCCTTATCCAGTGCGTCAGCAATGGAGTCAATGGGGGCAGACCCCTTCGCCATGGCGGTGAACAGGCCCCCGACGATCCCGCCCAGGTCGATCGTGATGTCTTTGAGGGTTCCGAACGCCTTCGCGGCCGCACGAATGGACTCCTCCATCTTCCCGGACGCTGCAGCCTTAGACGCCCACTGCTCGAACGAGGCCGCCAGGTTGTTGGCCCACAAGGCAATGCTGGGGAGGAACTTCGCCCCCACCTCACCCATCGTCAGCAGACCGTTCGTGAACGAGGCCGCCCCCGTAGACCCCAACGACAGGGCCTGAGACAGGTAGGTCAGCGACTGCTGGAAGCCAGCAATATGCCCAGTGGCGGCGCCAGCGATGGCAGCTGTCATGGCCCCCAGGTTGGAGGCGATCGACTGGAGTGCCGGAGACAGCTCCTGCAAGGCGATGTTAGCGAAGTCACGGATCGGCTGCGCAGCCTGCTCCCAGTAGGCGCCCGAGATTTGCGTCTGAAGGTTCGTGAACGCGGGACCAAGGTCCTCGAGGACAGTCTTCGCATCCTTCAAAGCGGCAATCAGGACACCAGCCCCAGCTGCGGCGGCACCGAATATACCAGGGAGGGCCAGGAGCGCCGGAGTGGACTTAGCGAGCCCCACAGCCAAGGACGAGAACACACCCAGGCCGGAACCGACCACCGAGATCGCACTACCAATCAAGGTCGACACAGCGCCCATCTTCACCGCAGCCGTATCCAGGTTCTTCAGGAAGTCATTCAGGTTCCTGCCGATCGACTCGAACACGTTACCGCCAGCGAGAGCCTTCAGCTGGGCAGCTACGCGCGCCGCGGACGCCTTGCCGAGGCGCACGTTGATGTCTACCCAACGAGGATGGGTGAGGCGCCGCAGGTCGAAGCGAGCCTTCCCATCATCCAGGTCGGCGTTGATGGTGGCCTTACCGTCGAGCTTGTTCAGCTCGTGCTTGATCTTCTTCTTCTGCTCCTCGGAGAGCTTCGCGTGCACATCAACATCGGCCTTGATGGCCGCGATACGCGCCTTGAGTTCCTTCTCGGCGGCAGGATCAAGCTTGGCTTTGGCGGGGATATCGGCCTTGAGCTTGTTCAGGCGGGCCTGGAACTGACGGAACGACCGCTCGTTCGCCGTCAGGCCAGCCTTGACGTCCCCCGCAGCCGACTCCACTTCCTTCTTGAGCTTAGCTAGATCGCCTGGGCGCGTTGAGAGGCTAATGTTGGTGCGTATATGGTCGAGGCGCTCCTCGAGCTTCTTCTTCTGCTCCTCCGAGAGATTCGCGTTGACCTTAACCTCGGACTTGATCTGCTGAATCTTCTTCCGCAGAGCCTCCAGCTGGCCGTTCTTAAGGTCGACGCCAGCATGAATGTTGGCGTCAGTCTTAGCGACCTGCTCCTGAGCCCTCTTCAGGGACTCCTTGTCCAGTTGTACGTTAGCGTCGAACGTGAGATCAAGGTCCTTGACCTGCTTCTGGATGCGCTTCAGGTCCTTACGGAGCTTACTCGCAAACTGAGAAAGGTCCGGGACGACCTTAACGGAAAGCTTACCAACCGTTCCCTTACCGGCCATCCCGAACCTCTCAACCTATAGCCGCAAACAAGGCGGCAACCCCAGCAGTATCCTGAGACGATACTACCGCAGCAGACCCACTAGAGTTGGGTCGCTCAATCATCTCCGAGTCCTTCAAGACAGCCTTATTGACGGCCGTCCCCTTAATCAGCAGGGCCAGGCGATCCAGGGCCTCCGACAGTCTCTCCGAGTCCCGCGAGTACCCGAACCACTTCTCCCCACCAAGACCCTTAGCCCGATACATAGACCAGGGCTCATGCGGAAGGCGCTCAAGGAGCTGGCTCACGAGGCGCACCCGGTAGTCACCATGGACATCTATCCGGTACAGGACCCAGAAGTCCGCAGCGGCTTCCGGGTGCTCCTCGAAGAACTCATCTAGCCCTTGGCGCCTGCGGCTTCCCCCGCGTAAGCCATGACCAGGTTGATGACGTCCTCAAGGTCGGCCTTGTCGTAGAACGCATCCCATGCGTCGAGGTCCTTGATGAATCCACCATCCTCCAGGGCGCCCATGACATCAGCGAGAACGAGCAGGAGGTTCACGGAGTCAGCGTTGTCACCCATGAACGGCTCAAGCACAGAGGTGAGGCGCATACGCTTCGACGGGCGCAGAGCATGCGGCGGCACGAACAAGTCATGCCCCTCGATGGATGAGAACTCGGGAAGCTTATCCGCCTTCTTGGTGGCCATGCTGGTTTCCTTCCAGTGGGGTGATGGGGTGTTGGGAGGGGCGCCGCCACACACCCCTACATGGCGGCGCCCCTAGTATATCAGCCGTCAGTTGACGGTGAACTGCTTGCCGTCTGAGGCGGCAACGTTGTTCGTGACGATCACGTTCTGCGCACCCGTATTCACGCCGCGAGGCACGTAGGTGGTGATCTGGGTGGAGGAGTCCTTCTCGAACGTGGCGACCACGTTGCCGAACTTCACCTCTTGGACACCATCGAAGTTGGCTCCGGCGATGACGACCTTCGCGCCGACCGCGCCGGAGGTGGGGGTCAGGGTAGTGATGGTCGGCTTCGCGGTACCGATACCGGTGACGGTGCGAGGCTCGAGCATCTGGACGCGCGTCTTCCCCGAGTTGGGGGACAAGAGCGTGCCAGCGATCTTCACCTCAGTGAAGTTGTCCAGAGACAGGGACGGCATGTTACCGGCCAGGGAGACGCGGCGGAACAGGTACCCGGAGACGATACGGCCGTCCTCGACGACAACGAGGATGGCGCGCTCACTGGAGGCATCCAGCTCGATGTCCCAGGCGCGCTTGGTGGCGTCGTAGGTGGAGCCAGGGAACGCCACCTTCATGACGTCCTCGCCGAGGTTGACGGCGTTGATGGTGACCTTGTTGGTGACGTCCTCGCGGGTGGAGCGGACGCCCTGGCGGTCCCAGGTCCGCTTCGTGGAGGTGTCTCCACCGTCGGACTCGAACTCAATCAGGTTCTCACTGGAGGTGTCGCCCAGCCAGGTCCAGCCGTTCGCCTCCAGGGTGGTGCCGTCACCGAAGGTGTAGCCGCCGAGGTTGGGGGCCTCCGTGTCAGGGGCAGCGTAGTAGACGTGCCCACGGCCCGCGATCTGAATCTTACTGTTTCCGAGGTTAGCCATCAGGCTCCCTTCCTGGCCGTCACCTGAAGGGACGAAACCATGTTGATGTAGTCGGCAGTGGTTCCCATGTCCGTTTCCGGCGTGGGCAGCTGGGTCCACTCAAGGTAAGTGGCCCAGCCTTCGGAGGTCACCATTCCTGACCTCCAAGCTTTCTCAATGGCCTGCACGAGCGCGTCAGAGGCGTCAGACACCTCATCCCCATCAGGCCCAGTCATGTACAGGCGTGCCCTGATCTGGGTGGCGGCGAACGTCGGCCCAGACGGGTGGACACGCGAGATTGTCATCTGAACTCGGCACACGAGCTCATTCATCGGGTCATCCACGTCACCGTGGGTGCGCCACACGATCCGAGAGAGGATCGGCCACTCAGCGGCGCCAGCGGCGGCAGCATCCTGCACGTACCGGTAGATGAACGGAAGAGGATTCACGTAAGCCACTAGAACCCCCCATGTGCGCTTACGACACTACGCATAATATAAGTGCCAGGAACCCACGTGCGATAGCGGGCCCCTTGGCGGCCCGAGCGACGCCCCTGGGCATCCTGATACACGTAGTGCCCGAACTCCAGGGCGGCGTCATGGTCAGTGGAGGGGGAGATGGTCCAGTCAACCTTCCCCTGCTTCAGGCTGAAGGATGCAACCTGCTCTCCGGTCTGCATGTGCGCCGCAGCGGAAGCCTCAATCTCTGCGAACACCTTCGCGGCGGCGGCAGCGAACTCAGGCTGACGCGCCACCACGGCAGCAATGTCCTCGTGAACAGCCTCGTTATCGTAGACCTCGATCATCGGGACTCCGTTCCGAGCGTGTCACAACGCACAGACCAGTGACGAGTCATCGGGGAGGCATCATAGGTGAGCGGCTCACCGGCCTGCTGGAACGTCTTCCCAACCAGCGACTCGGGACCCTTGATGATCTTCACCCACGAGTGCGGACCACCCGGCCACTTCCTGCCAGTGCCGAACACCTTCAGTGTAGTCTCATCCGTGAGGTCACCGCGAATGACGCGGTTCTCGGTAGCCTTCAGGGCGTTACCTGCGGACGGCTGCACCAGCACCTTGTCGACCACGAAGGTCTCCCCCCGCTCGAACCGGCGCCCAGTGCGGCCCTCCTTGACGACAGCGAGCGTCACCTCAACCACATGGGGGCCATTCTCCAGGTAGCGCCCACGGCGGGGCCGGAACCCTACCACAGTGTCACCTCGTCCTCGTCATACACGGGGTGATCCCCAGCAAAGTCCAGGACTGAGGGGCCGCGCAGGTACGTGGGGTCAACCGTCAGAGGCCCCTCCAGGGCGCCCAGGAGGCGCGTGCGCCGCGCATACCCGTCCATCTCGGCCCCAACCACACCCCAGCCGGAGGTGCCAGACTGAAGGGCCTGCCAGTCACGATCGGTGATCTCCAGGATGCCGGACGCGACCGCCTGATTCACCGAGTAGGTGTAGGTGCCCTCGGTCTCGTACTTGTAGAGTCCGCCGCCAGGGGCCCTGAGGACACGGGAGACCGACTCGGCCTCCACCATCCGCATGATGATAGAGAAGCTGTAGTCGACGCGACACCGGTTCACAGCGTCAGGCATACGCGACAGAATCAGGGCCTCAGCCCTATCCAGAAGAGCCTGTACCCAGACCTTCTCATCATCCTCCAGGTACCGCATAAGCGACCCCTGAACATCATCCAGCGTTGCTACCGTCACTTCTCCACCTCCTCAGGGAACCAGGCCACGGGGTGGCCGCCAACCAAAACGCCGACGGCCACCACCCGGGTCACTTGCTGGTGATCTTCACGAACGCGCGCGGGTCACGCAGGACCCAGCCGAACTGGGCCTCAGCGAGGATCGCACCCATGTTGCGATCGAAGAGGTCAACACCACCGGCGCGCTCGGTCGCCTTACGGTAGGTGATGGTCTCAACGAAGCCGAGACGCAGGGCATCCTTGAAGTCTCCACCAATACCGAGAAGCTTCGCGGCCGGGGTCTTGGCCTTCTCATAGCCGGAGACGGCACGAGAGTAGGTAGCCGGGACACCCAGGACGGTACCGAACTTCGCGGTGATGTCGGGAGCCTGCTGGTAGAGCGGACGACCCTGAGCATCCAGGGCGTTCACCAGGTTGCTGCGGAACTTCGGGGCCAGGAGGAAGTGGTCGAACCCAAACTCAGCCTCGTCAGCGTCATCCAGCACAACCTTGTCATAGGCGGCGGACAGCTGCTTGGTGAAGTAGCCGGTAGCGGTCGAAGCCAGGTCCAGCTCCTGCACCTTCGTGGTAGAGGTCAGGGCCTCCTTCCCGGCGATAGCAGTACCGGTGTTCGCGTCAATGCCGTGAATGACGGCAGTGTCAATAGCGCGAGCAATAGCCTCACCGAGGGCGCGCTGAATACGCGAGTACTCGCCGAGCGGGTCAGCCTTGGCGGTCTCCTCCGAGTAGAGGATCATCACAGCGGCCTTGACGGGAGTGACGGTCTTAACCTTGCTGGACAGGGTGGCGACCGGCTTCAGGCCACCCTCCTGCACGATACCAGCGGTAGGCTGACCGACCGGGATCGGGATGGCGGTACCGTTGATGGAGACCGGGACGCTACCGGCGAGGGACTGGACGACAGAGCCGTTCATGGCGTTGTCCCAGATGCCCTTTACGACGGTCTTGGGAAACGCGGCCTCATTCCCGGCGTTAGCGCCGAGAATCTTGGATACGGTCTCGACCTTGGTTTCGTTGTCGGGGTTGTACGCAGGTGCAGGCATTAGCCCTCCTTACTGGTCTGCGAGACCGAAGAACCCGAGCGCCTCGCTCAGTCCGTCATCCTCGGTCTCAAGGTCTGCATCCACCGCAGGGTCGCGGGGGACTGAAGGCGCGGGGGCAGCGTCTGCCTGCTCGCGCAGCGTGGCGAGGGCGTCTACCTGCTCCTGCCACGAGTCTTTGTCGCCGGTGAGGAATGAGGCGAAGCGGGCCGGAATGTTGGCCTTGGAGAGGAGACTCTCCTTCTCGGAGAGTTCGGCGGCGGCGCGCTCGGCGGCCTCCTTCGCCTCCAGCTTCTCGGTGAGTGCGGCCAGCTGGGCGCGCAGCTCGCTCACCTCATCCTGAGTAGTCTCCGCATCATCCTTCGGCGCTTCCTCCGCAGGAGTCTCCTCGTCCTTCGCAGGAGCCTCAACGGGGGCCTCCTCAGTATGCTCGATGGGGTAGTCGGTGGTTGAGATAGGTCCGTCAGTCTCTTCAACGACGGAGGGCTCAGGCGCGGGGGTGTCGCTCATTTGCGCTCCTTCAGCTTCTCCCGGAAGTACTTGTCCATTGCGCGCCTAGCATCCTCCCCGTGGAGGTCTTGGTCGCGCACAACCTCATTGTACACACGTTCGAATCCGACCTGCTGCTCCTTCCCCTCCCAGTGCTTGGAAGTGAAAACCGGAACACACGTGCAAAAACATCGATCGTGGTACCTGTCAGCCCGAATGCCCGCCGACTCGGACGACTTATAGACAGGGCCGCGAGAGGCGAGCATCGCGCAGAAACCGCAGGGGCCATTCTTGTTGGGATGTGTCACACGGGCGAAAGCGAATGGGCGTGCGATCAACTCGCCACGGGAATTGCGGCGGTACTTGTCAGGCACGTCGGAGAACACCTTCATGCCGCGGTGCCGCTCCTTAACGAGCTCCTCCTCATCCAGGGTGCGCACAGCCTCCTCGATCCGGTCGGCGACCTTCTCGAACGCCTCCTCGAGAGTCATGCGCGGACGGCGACGGGCCTCGACCTTCTCGACGTCCTCGACGATCGCCTTCTGGGCGCGCTCAGAGAACTCCTCCAGGTCTTTCGCCAAGTCATCCAGGGCACCCTCAATGAGGTCAATGGAGGATGGCGCGGTATCGGTAGCGTCAGCCACTGTTCGACGGGCAGCAGCCAGCACATGCCCCTCCAGAGTGCGCTCCAAGCGCCTCATCCCCTCAGGGGAATCCAGCGCCCCCTGCACGTCACGGATGGTGCGATCGATGGTCTTAGGGCTATAGCCCGGCTGGGGTGGCACCCACGACTCGGGAACCCCCGCCTTGCGGGCCTGGCCACGCAGGAACAGGGCGGCGGCCGACCATGCTTGCTTACGGGCCTGCCACATGATCGGCGTCAGCAGTTCCCCCACATGCTCCCTAGGGGGAGGCTCAGGAAGGTTCTCCAGGGGGCGCAGAGTATCCTCAACGCGGCGCCTGAACAGCATGACGATGCTGCGCAGGATGCTGTAGAACAGGGCCTCACTCACCCTCGGGGGCCTCCTCCTGATCCTCGGGGACCTCAGGGGCCTCCGGCATGTCCACGCCCGCCTGGGCGTCCATCTTCTCCTCGCGACCCTTCTCGCGGCGCAGCTGCTCCGGGGTGAGGTGCAGGAACTCGCGGGCCGTCTCATCCCCGATAATCCCCTGACTGTGGGCCTGGAGGGCATTAGCCATCTGCGCGGAGGTCGAGGGGGCGGCGGCGTCACGCCACGTCACCTCAAGGGCCTCCAGCCCATCCAGGGGCATCCCGTTCGCCTGAGCGACGATCCGACCGACACGCTCGAGGGCGTCACTGAACTGGCGCTGCTTGTTCTCCGCGCGGGCGATCAGGCGGTCCTTCGCCACACGCAGGGCCTCAGCGCTGGTGGGGTTGTTGTCCGAGGAGACACCCATCATCGACGGGGGAATGCCCGTCATGGCGGACAGCTGGAGAGCGTAAGACCGGTACGTGTTGATGAACGGGTCCAGCGCCATTCCGGTGAGCTGCTTCACGTCACCGCCGGAGGG